AGTAGTAACCATGCTAGGTGCAACCACTAGTAGTGGCAAACTAGCAAGTGATATGTATGACTTGAATTATAAGACATACTATTCAGAAGGAGAAGATAAACATATACCTATATCACACATGGACTTTCAACATATGGTTAGAGCATTTGTGAAGCTGACTGAACAAGAAGAAGTTCTTGACAGGTCAAAGCATATGGGTAGAACTAAAGACTTGGTTAAGACCATTGAAGACCAAGAGAATAAAATCCTAGAGTTAACTACACAGATAGAAAACTTACAAGAAAGATGTAACAATAAAGATAATATCATGGAAAGTTTACGTGATAGACTATATGATGCATCATCTTTACAAGGTTGTTACTACACCTTTACAGAAGTACCACAAGATTCAGAAGGCAATGCCTTTATCAAGAACTGTAAAAAGTATTTGAATAGAGATTCCTATAAGATAAGAGTAAGAGGACAACATCTCAAACCTGAATTGTATGGAAAGGGTAGAGCATATCATGGTGCTAACATGGAAGATTCTACACACATGAGAGTTTATATTGACACAAAGAAAGGAGACTAACAATGGCTACAATAGATTTAACTGAAGGTACACACGTACACAAATCACCTGAGAGAATCAAGTTAGAAAAATGTCGTGAAGCACTAATGAAAATGATACCTAAGGATGGTAGCACAGGTCGTAACACAGATTGGCTTATCCGTATTTGTAATATAATAGAAGAAATAGAAAGGGAAATATAATATGTGGCATAGAATACAAGATTTCTTTCAAAAAGATTTCAATAAAAAGTATGGCGAAGGTACAAAGTTTGACCTTGACTATGGTAAATTATTAATTATAGGACTATGTATTTACATAGCGATAAAGGTGTAATATGAATATAGATAAAGGCATAGGAATGTTTGTAGGATTGGCAATAGGAGATGCCCTAGGTGCACCTCTTGAGTTTAAGAAACCAAGAAGTCCTAAAAGATATCTTACTAAATATCAAACAGGTGGTGCACATAATGTATCTATAGGTGAATGGACAGATGATACAAGTATGGCACTAGCTATGGCTAAATCTATATTAGAGAAGCAAACCTTTGATGCAGACGATATCATGCAAAAGTTTTGCAAGTGGTACACAGATGGAGAGTACAGTCCAAGAAATAAATGCTTTGACATAGGTGGTACAACTTCAGTTGCATTGAGTAGCTACCTTGTAGACTACGAGGATTCAGACTTCTTACAACCATATAGAGGTAGGACAGCACATGATTCGTCAGGCAATGGAGCATTGATGCGACTTGCACCTGTCATCATGGTTGCTCAAAATCCCTATCATGCTATGCAATTAGCTACCCAACAGACGTTGTTGACACATGGAAGTAATACTTGTGTTGATTATTCTGTGATGTTAGCTGAAGAATTATATTATGGCTACCCTATAACTAGATATGACAATGAAAAGTTACCTATTGACATAGACAGAAATGATGTCATGTCAGGTGGGTATGTCAAAGAAACATATCAATGTGCATGGTGGGCATTTCAAACAACAGATAACTTTGAGGATTGTGTTATCAAGGCAGTTAATCGTGGACATGATGCTGACACATCAGGTGCAGTAGCAGGTATGATTGCAGGTAGATATTATGGCTACACAAATATACCATCACACTTCAAAGACAATTTGATGTGGCGAGATGAGTTGTTTGAGACTGCTAGAGATTTATGTAGTATGGAGTATAAAAATGCAACACATTAAAAGTTTAACAGACCTAACAAATGAATACTATTTATCTAGTGATTTCAATATGTTAGCAGATAAAACTAAAGTAGACTATCAATACTTTTTAGGTGTCATGTTAGGCACATCTGTGGACACTAAAAAATTGTCAGCAACCCAACTAAAAAATATGTCAGGTGCAAAGGCTAGACGAGCATATGAAGTGTGGCTAAAACGTGGTATCTTTATGGCTAATCATGTTTGTTCTGTGGCAAGGAAATTATATTCATTTGCTATGGAGATGGGGTATGCTGAATCAAATCCTTTTGCTACATTCAGGCGAAAGGCAACACAAACTAGGAAAGTTGTGTGGACAAAGGAACAAGTGTGTCAATTTCTTGACTATGCCTATAGTGATTTCAAGTACAGAAACATAGGATTGATTGTACAAATGGCATATGAATGGTGTCAGAGAGTAGGAGACATGAGAACATTAGAGTTTTCTAGCATAGATTTTGATAAAAGTGTGTTAAATTTGCAACAATCTAAGAGAAGAAGTGTAGTACACCTGCCGATTTCTCTTGACTTATTAGAAATGCTTAATCAACAGAAGGAAGAGTATGGTTTTCAGTCTTATGTTGCACCCTACCCTACTGCGATTAGAGGTGCATACAAGCCTTATTCCCTTCATAGGCTATCCAAAGTGGCTAGAAGGACAATGAAGCTCTGTGGACTGCCTGATGAGCTACGAATAGCAGACTTACGTAGGACAGGTACAACTGAAATGGTAGAAGCAGGTGTATCTATGGGTCAGATTATGTCTGTCACAGGTCATGCAAACCCCAACAGTGTGAAACCTTACATGAAGAATACGTATGCTTCTGCTGAAAATGCATTGACAACTCGAAAAAACTATGCTATAAGCACAGATAACGTGCCGAGCAAATAATATTATATATACATATAAGTGAGATATACAAATGAATATTTATAACTTTGTAACTGATTTACAACTAAGTGTAGGAGAAAGTAAGAGACTTACTTGCCCTAGCTGTAATGGATATAAAACATTTACTGCTACTAACAATATGGGTAAACTTCTGTGGAACTGTTACAAATCAACCTGTAAGATATCAGGTTCAACACGTGTGCATTTATCTGTAGATGATATACGTGATGCAATCACAAATGATGTATTAGATTTTGATAAAGAGCATTTTGATATGCCTGAGTACGTAGTGTCACACAACTACAGGCGAGAGGTCATGGACTTCTGCGAACTGTGGGATTTAGATTGTGACAAATTGAATCTACACTATGATGTCAAGGACAAGCGAGTAGTATTTCCTGTCGAGCATAACGATACAATCGTTGATGCCGTTGGTAGGTCAGTAACTAAGTTATTGCCTAAATGGAAACGATATGGAAAAAGTGACTTGCCTTTTGTTCATGGATATGGTAGGGTAGCAGTTGTTGTTGAGGATTGTGTTAGTGCATCTGTGGTAGGTAGTGATGTATTAGTTGGGGTAGCTGTGTTGGGTACGTCATTGGCAGAGTCACACAAGAGGTATCTCTCACGATTCTCAACAGCGATTATAGCACTTGACCCTGATGCCTTGCCAAAGACACTATCATTTGCAAAAGAATTACGAGGACACGTGCACGATATTAAAATAATTAGATTGACAGATGACTTAAAATATCGTACACCTACCGACATAGAAAATTTAATGACCTTAACCCCAAAGGAGTAACAACATGGAATTATCATTAATAAGAAGTCTTATGGATAAATCATTCTATGATGACCACAGAGGTGCTAAGTGCCCTGATAGGTTATTCAGTAAGGATGTTCGTAAGATTAAACAAACCCTAGATAAAGCAATAGATATCTATGAGAGAACAGTAACACCTGATGAGATAGAAGCATTGTTCTTAGCTAACAATCCATCAATGACTACTGCACAGAAACAGGGATACACTGCTCTATTTAATAACATCAAGAAGGAGCAACCACTTGGTACAGACATTGCACAAGAAGTACTATCGAAATTGTTTCAACAAGTCGTTGGTGAAGACATTGCCAATCTTGGCTTTGACTACGTTAATGGTGCTAAATCCTCTCTTGAACCCCTTAGAAATCTTCTTGAGTTGTATGGGGATGATTTTACACCTAACCTTAACATAGAATGGGATGACATTTCTATTGAGACATTGCTTGCTAAGAATGACTTAGAAGCTAGATGGACATTCAATATACCTAGTCTGACACGTAAGTTAGATGGTATCAATGCAGGACACTTGATTGAGGTAGGTGCTAGACCTAATACAGGCAAGACATCTTTCCATGCATCACTGATAGCTAGTCCAAATGGATTTGCTCATCAGGGTGCTAAGTGTGTTATACTCTGTAACGAAGAAGGTTATCACAGAGTTGGTGCAAGATACTTGACGGCAGCCACAGGTATGACTGTGCAAGAGGTCAAGAAAAATCCTAGTCAGGCACACACTAGATATAAACCTGTCTTTGATAATATCAAGATACGTGACGCATCTAATCGTGACATGGCATGGGTGGA